GACGTACTGGAAAAACTGTAAACTTGGCTATAGAAATGATATGGAAAGCTTTTACCCACAGTGATCGTGAAATTTTAATCACTGCTGGATATGATTCCCAAGTGCAAACATTATTTAATCTTATAAATAGAATGACAAAGGATTCACCTGATATCTCAAACTCTATTGCAAGAACACGAATGCGACCTTATGAAATTTGGTTTAAAAACAATTCTGTTATTATGGGATATGTTGGAAATAATGCAGTTCGTGGAAAATGCCTACCGAGAGATACTAAGATTGTTAAAATGGATGGAACCTCAATTGAGATTGATAAAATTAAAGTGGGAGATAAAGTATTATCAATAGATTTAAAAAAAGAAAAATCTATTATTGGAACGGTAGAGGCAGTACATGATAATGGAATTAAAAATATTTATGAAATAGAAACTGCATCTGAGCGTTATCTAAAGGCAACGGGAAATCATAAAGTAATGACAATGGGAAGAGGATGGTGGCCCGTAGAGGATCTATATACTCAAGAGAAAGTGGACAGAGAAGCAGACTTTATATCAGTAATTCATCCTACTGGAAAAGCCTATTGGACTAGAGTTAAAAGAATTACAAAACTTCCTAATAAAAAAAGAACCTTTGATTTGACAGTAGAACCTTCTCATAACTTTGTCGCTTTTAATGAAAGCAAAAGTACAAAAGGGGCTGTAGCTACTGGACCCTCTATAACCTCTGGACATAAAGTTAGAGGAATAGCTCCTGGAGGTTTTTTAGTACATAACTCTGCCAATGATTTATACATCGATGAAGTTGATTCTCTAACTAATGATGCTTTAGTTGAAGCTGTTCTTCCTATATCTACCACTTATAAAGACACTACTATCACTGTTTCTGGAACCCCATCAGGGAAGCGTGAATATTTTTATAATATAGTTAAGCAAAAAAAAGAACTAGGATTTATGGAACATTTTTTTCCATCTATGGTGAGCCCTGAGTGGAATAAAGATAGAGAGGCTGAACTTAAAGTAGTAACTTCTAGAACTCAATATGAACATGAATATTTAGCCCAATTTGGTACAGCAGCTGAAGGTGTTTTTAAGAATAATTTTATTGACTCTAATTTATATGTATATTCCTACTCATCACTAAAGTATAATCCAGATAATTTATATATCTTAGGAGTTGATTGGAATGAATCTAGATTTGGAGTACAAGCTGTGGTTTTAGAGTATATGAATACGCCAGATTATGTATTACCTTATAATGATGGAGAGTGGAAAACTATAGACGGCGGGTTGATAAACAAGGTTGAAAAAACAAATTCTTTACGAGTTTTTTATGCTGACTCAATAGACCCTGCAGACTATACAAATATGGGCTCTGTTGAGTTTATTTTAAAATTAATGAAAAAATTTAAATTTCACAAAATGATCTTTGATCGCGGGCACGGGGAAGCGAACTACGAAATGCTTCGATTATCTATAGATAGAGGCGAAGGGCCTATGGGAACAAAATGTACTAATATGTCTTATATGTTAGAAAGAATGTCATCTGTGGATATGGGAGGTACTACTGATATAATAGATAAAATTACAGGAGTTGCTAGAAAAGCTCCTACTAAAAATACAATGGTTAAAAATATGCAACTTTTAAATGAGAGCGGTCAGTTAATTATTCCTGCAGTAGATTTAAAAGGCACGGTTGTTGAAAATGATGAGACTAAACTTATTGGACAAATGAGAGGATATGTAGTTGAAAGAATTGGTAAACATGGAGAAGTGTATGGTTCAACGGTTAGAGACGGGCTGGATCACAGGTTAGATGCAACTATGTTGGCTGCTTATGGTTATATGCTGGATACCTCTGTCTTTTACAAAAGAGATATGGATGTTTCTGCTGATAATGTTCCAGGACTTGAATTAGCTTTTGCAAAGGGAGGATGGCGTTCTAATCTAGAAAAAATTTTAGATGTTCCTAAAGTCTCCTCACTAAATGGCTCCTTACTGTACGATCATGGAAATTGGGCTGGAAGAGGAGAGCCTGCTGAATATGAATTAAATAAGGAAGGGGCTCCAGAAAAGATTGGCAATAGAGGAACAACTAAGCGTGGATTTTCCCATAGAACTAGAACGTTGTCCGGAAGCAATAGACGGAGGAACTTGTAATGCCAGAGCATACAGATTTAGTTGGATCTTCTAAATGGTGGGACACGTTATCTACGGAAATTGGAAAGGACGTAGATGAAGCCTTTAAACAAGAATTAAGTCAGATGTTCAACAGAGTTGAACAGTTAACTAATAAACAAGGTAGAGAGCATACAGATTGGAGAGATCCTATATCCGCTTTACGAGGAAATAAGGATAAAGATACTAAAGGAGAAGGAAACCCTAGTGACGCTTGGAAGGCACTTACTGCTAGAATGTCAGACCAAATTAGAAATGTCGCTAATTCTCTTTATCCCCTAAATCCTATCTCTAATCATAAAGGATCCTTCCTTTCTATTAAATTTAAGGACCTTAGAACCTTAATAAATGGCGATGCTTTCAATAGTTTGCTAATGATAGATAATCCAGGAGACTCAGGCAGTAAGGGCGGAGATAGGTTAGAAAAATCAAAAATAGAATCTCTAAATAAAGAACTTAGGCTGGATGGAAAAAAAGAAATTACTTGGATTAATCCAGAAGCAGCTGCTATTAAATTTTACTATCAAGAAAGACCAAAGAGTAATGATGAAAAATATAAGGATGTTGGAGGAGGCATTAAATATAAAAGTGATCTAAAGAAATGGGAAAACTTAAATAGTTTTAAGCTAGCTGAGGAAGAATTAGATAGAGGAAAAAAGATCTATCTGGGATTTCCTAAAATAGGCTTTGATTTTGATCTATCCTATGACGAGCGTTTAACTATTTTGCATCAAAAAGGAAAAAATAAAAAAGCAGTACGTTCAATAGAAGTAGATTCTATTTCCCTTGAAAATACAACTCTAACTATATATTTTAAAGAAGAGAATTTACAGGAATTTAAGAAAGAATGGAATGCTCTTGTTCCTATAGCTTTAGATGATTCTTCTAGAGATGCTTTTTCTATAATGATTGGGCGCTATGTTACGTTGGAAGAAGCAGATATTGATGGTTATTTGGCAAACCTGACTGCAGGAATATCCTACCACGGAGCTAACGGAATATCTGACATGCTTAATGGAGTAGGAGATGCTATTGGTTCTTCGATAGATAGCCTGGGAACTAAGGAATTTTACTGTTGTATTTTTTATGAACTTCTGCGCAGTTCTAAAATAGAAGGAGTTGCAGATAATATAAAAATATATAGAGTGGACGAGGCAGGAAATATTATTCTTAGAAATAGATATAATTCTGACTCTGAATATCAAGAGGCCTATAATAATGGAACCCCCATCTCTCTTGATGATATTTTAGAAAATCCTAATCTATCCATACAACATATAGAGATGTTTTTACAAGAACAAAGAGTCTGGTTACGACAATTACATGCAATCTTAAATTCTATGCTTCCTCTTTTAAGTGGAAACTCTTTGTCTTTAAACTGGAATGCTGGCTGTTTTAATGTAGTTGCTATAATGCATACCTCTATAACAATAATGTTAACAACAATGTTAAATACAATTCAGGAACATTTGTATGAACAAGCAGTACAATGGGGAAAAGAAAGAATTGAAGCATCCAAGAATCCCACAACAGTTAATAGGTGTCTCCCCTGGGAACAACTTTTTATGGGAATGATAACTGCATTATTTGGGCCAGATGGATGGGCTAAGCAGGTTAGAGAACTAATCTCTAGAATGCAAGAATATACCATTAATAAATCAAAGGAAATAGCTATGGAGGGAGCTGACTCTAATTCTACTATTGACTCCCACCCCTGGTTACCAAAATTAAACGCCTCTATAGATATAATAGAGTGGTTAATAGATTTAAATGCGCAAGCCTTCATGGTATGTGCTACCCATAGACCGGATAGATTTGAGGACGATAGAGGAGGAGCTTCAAGTTCTGAAATATTAAATGAAACTACTGACGGCTCTTCTGACACTTCTACTCTAGGAAAAAGATATACAACTGGCGCCACTAGAGGCAGTGGAAGAAGTCAAAGTACAGGCGTTCCCTATGGGGGATCAGTCGGATCTAAAGAAGGCTCCACATACTCCCCCCTGTCTGAAATATCCCGCCAGGTTGACATAACTGGTGAGAAGATAGATCCTATTTCATTACTAATAGGACATAAGGACGATGATGTTGCTAAATTTTTCACACAATATATGGGTTTAACTAAACAAGAAGCTAATGAGGCTTTAAGTAAAGCTAAGCGAGGAGAATGTTTAAAAGCTTTAGGAGTAGACGAGGTCCAGGATCTTAAAAATGCTCTTAATAACGTAGGATTAGAAATATAATGGCTAAATTTAATTTTCCATTCTTTGGTAATAGAAAAACTCTTGAACAAAGAATTGATAAAATCTTAGTAAAAAGAAATCAAAGTATTCAAGGGGAGCCTAGTGCTAAAATTGTAGACCAATCTACGCGCTCTAATAGTATTTCCAATATTCTTAAAAATCTAAAGTCAAAGGTATTGAGCGTTATTGGAGGAGGGAATAGAGGAATATACGTTACTCCTGAGTGGGACTTTAAAAAAATTCAATTAGCTTTTACTAATGAATCTATCTTTAGACGCTCTGTTGAAAAATATGTAGAACAAATAAGAAAACATTCTTGGGAATTTATAGGCAATAATCCAAACACAGTTGAGTATATAAGAAAAAGATTTAATCAAATTGCAATTGTAACCAATAAACCTACTTCTGAGCTATTCGATGAAATATCTTTTAATATGGTTTTATATTCAAATGCTATAATAACTAAGCAACGAAATAGAAAAGCATCTGGAGGAAAAGAAAGAAAAACATTTGATGGATTCACAAGAGTGCCTGTAGCAGGATATCAAGTAGCTGATCCAAGCACTATTCAAGTAGATAGAGATAACTACGGTAATGTAAAAAAATGGAAACAAATCATCGGCCAGAATTTGAGCAAAACTGCAGTACAAAGTTCTTTTTCTAGATTAATAAACAATAAAACTAAAGAAACAGCTTCTCCCGAGTGGAGTACATACAATATTGTTCATATAAAAGATAGAAGTGCTACTCCATCTATGTTCTTCTTTGCAATGCCTATGTCTGTTCCAGTAATAGCGGACATGGAGGCTCTAAGAGAGTTAGAAGAACTTTCATTGTTAGAGTCTATAAAAGTAGCAATTCCAAAACTTCACGCTAAGGTCGGTAGTAAGGATCAACCCGGTACTCAGGATCAAGTAGATGATCTTGCTGGAACCATTCAAAGTTTAACAGGAGACGGTGTTCTAGTAACAACCGAAAGAGTAACTGTGGATGATATTGCTAAAGCAACAAATGCAAATAATATATTAACCGCCTCTCTAGATTATTTTAGAGCTAGAATATTAGCAGGATTAGGAATGTCCGGTGTTGCAATGGGAGATGGAGACTCTGCGAACAGGGCCACCGCCCAAGTAATTAGTTCTGAAATGCAAAGCACTTCCGCAAAATATCAAAGAATCTTAAAAAACTCCATAGAATTTTATATAGTCCGTGAGCTATTATATGAATCTGGATACACTGAGTTTACATTAAATGATGATAATATGGTTTATTTATCTATTCCTGAAGTTGATTTAACTGAAAAAATTAAACGTGAGGCCCACCAACTTAATCTATATATTAATAATGCTATTACAGAAGATGAGCTTAGAAAAGAATTAGGAAGAGATATTCTTATAGCTGAGGATAATCTGTATCTTAAAAATGTTCAAATTCCACTAGCTGAAGCTGGTGCTTCTAACCTTGCGGCGCCCGGCGAAAACTCTAGTAATAATAATTCACGCCCAACTAACCAGCACGGCACTCAGTTAGCAAAGCCTAACATAAAAAAAGATTATTATAAAAAACTATGGAATGAGGCTTTAGGGACGAAAAGTTCTGGGGAGCTTGATACATTAATTACCGGGTCTAAGTTGGACCCGTATGACATAACTACTATGAAAATTATGTTACGAAGACACTCAACTAATGCTAACTTAAATGATACGATTGGAATTGTCTTTGACGCACTAGAAGCACAAATTACAAAGGATGCTTAATGGAACACGAATATTTGGAGTTTAGATGTCCCCAATGTGGATCTTTATTATGCAAGTATGCAGATCAAGAAAAACCTTATGCAGCCGAAATTAAATGCCAAAAAAGAGGATGCTCTTCTATTAATATTAGAGCCAACTGTGTTCCAACTAATTTAGTGGAATTAAGATGCCAACTTATCGATGAGAAAAAATCAGAAAAATGGGGAGCGACTACTGTGTGTAATAAACTTTTAGCAAAAATTATTCCAGGATCAAGTGTTGAAGTTAAATGCCCTAGGTGTAAAAATATAACAGAGGGCCTGTCCCAATTTCCTGAACTTTTAGTGGAGAATATACATGAATAAACTATTACATAATTTTGAAGACCATAGCGAGAGCTCTATTTCAACAGATTTTACTTTAGCTGAAGGTACTAAAAATAGTTTACCTACTTCTATTTTAATTATGTTGGATGCAACTCATTCGGGTTATAGAAATAAAAATTTCTTTCATTATGATACAGATGCTATGCGATATGCTGTATCTAAAGATGTTTGGACTTCCCCTTTCCCAAAACCATTTTTAAAGAATCACGACTTAGACAGTGAACCCTTAGGTAGAGTTCAAGCAGCTCGTTTTATTGATTCTGCGGATGGCAAGGGATTTACTCAACTAGACGTACTAGTAACTGATAAGGATGCAATAGAGAAAATAATAGATGGTAGATACCTAACTGTATCCACCCACGGAGCACCTCTAAAAGATGCTATCGCTGACTATAATTTTACAAAGTGTTCTATATGTAATATTAATTTAAATATAGAAGATTATTGCGGTCATAGTAGAGGAAGGGTCTATGAAGACGAGGATGGTATAGAAAAACAGTGTT